GGGTGGAACAGCTTATACACCATCAGCAGGAACTATTAGTCTTACTATAACTGTAGCAAACACAGGCTCAGGAAACAAGTACTACATAGATGGTACTTATGCTTATCCAACAATAAGTTTAACAGAAGGTTCAACATATAGGTTTGATCAATCACCGCCTACAAATGCAGGGCATCCGTTAAGACTTTCGACTACTTCTGGTGGTACTCATTTAGGTGGAAGTGAATACACAACTGGTGTTACGAAAGTTGGAACTCCAGGACAAGTTGGTGCGTATACTGAAATTGTAGTTGCTAATAACGCACCAACCTTATATTATTACTGTTTCTATCACTCAGGAATGGGTGGTCAACTAAATACCCCAGCAATTACTACGCTTGTTACAGAAACAGGATTAATAGCTTCTGTTAAAGGTTCTGCACCTGTAATTGGCTTAGTTGGCGTAATAAACAATGAAGAACTAGAAGCAAAAGGTGGAGCAAGTTTAACTCCAACAAGTTTACTTTTATCTAGTGGTTTAAATAATTTTGCAGATGAGGATGCAGAAGCTTCAGTTATACTCGCCAGTTTAAGAGGTTCATTTATAACTGAACTAAGTAATCCTACTGCAGTACAGTTCCCTTACCAAAACTTTGCAAATGACTACAGCAGACAAAGAACCTTATTTTTAGTAACTGCTGACACAAATAACACAGTACACGTACCTGCAGACCCTCATAATAGAACTGTATTCATACAGTCTACAGCTTCTGATGCAGGTAATAGGACTATAAAAATAGCCGCATAAGGATTTACTAATGTCATATAAATGGCCTGATAAAGACAAAGATGAAATATTAGATTACAACATAGATTGGTCACGCTTCCTTAATAGTGATACTATCTCTGGGGTATCTTATTTTATTGATAATGCGGCGGGTGTTAAAACAGCAGTTTCAGCCGCTAGTGTTGTTAACGGCCTTCAGATGGTGCAGAAAACTAATACTAACACAGTTTCTACTATACGTCTTTCTTTAGGAACTAACAACATTAGGTATAAAGTTACCTGTCAAATTACTACGGCGCAAGGGCTTCAGTACGAACGTTCTGTGTTTGTTCGGGTAAAGGAGAAGTAGAGTGTCTTATAATTTTTTAGGCTTAGTTAACGATGTTAATAGAAGGTTAAATGAAGTAGAGCTTACATCTTCTACTTTTGTTTCCTCTAAAGGCTTCTACAGTTTTGCAAAAGATGCAGTAAACTCTGCAGTTAGGCATATAAACCAAGAAGAGTTTGAGTGGCCTTTCAATCACGTTGAAGAAACAGAAGTGTTACTTCCGGGGGAGGTTCGCTACAGTGTTCCATATGATGCTAAAACTGTAAATATGAATAGCTTTCGCATTAAAAGAGATGACACTTTAAATGTACAAACTACTAAATTAAAAACATTAGATTATGAACAATACCTTGACAAGTTTGCTGATAATGAGTATAACTCTAGTACAAACCTAAGAACTGTACCTCGTTTTGTTGTTAGGACACCCAGTAGAGAAATTATATTTGTACCTGCTCCTGATAAAGCATATGAAGTAGTATATGAATACTACACTACAAGTTATGATTTAGTATTGCACGATGATGTGCCATCACTCCCAGAACCATATAGGCACGTTGTTGTAGCAGGTGCCATGTACTATGTTTATCAATTTAGAGGTGACATGCAAGCTTCTCAATTGGCTATGCAGTCTTTTGAGCAAGGCATTAAGCAATTACGAAGCATACACATTAACCGCACTGAATATTTGCGAGATACAAGAGTACACTTTTAATGGCTACAGCTTGGCAAACATTTCCTATAGAGTTTAAAGGTGGATTAATATCCAATCTAAGTCCTCTTCAGCAGGGGGCTAATGCTGTTGGCTCTGCTACTATATTACAAAACTTTGAATCAAACAAAGAAGGTGGCTACTCAAAGATAAGAGGCTATAACAAGTACAGCACTACATTAGTTCCCGGATCTGGCCCTGTATTAGGTGTTAAAGCTATAAGCGCAAACAGAGTTGTTGCTGGAAGAAAAAATGGCTCTAACTTAACGCAGTGGTACTACAGCACAGGTTCTGGGTGGACTAGTATGGCTACAGGCGCACAGGCGAACGCAGGAAAAGCTCGGTCTGTTACATTTAATCTTGATGGCACAGACAAAGTAGTATTTGTCGATGGCACTAATTATCCAGGGATATATTCTACTTCAGGTAACTCTTTTACTTATATGTCCTCCTCTAATAGTACAGATGTTGAAGGTGCAAAATTTGTAGCCATATTTAAAGACACAGCTTTTTATGCTAAAGGTAACAATGTATATTTTACTGCGCCCTCTACAATAAACGATTTTCAAGCAGGCAATGGTGCAGGCAGTATAAATGTTGGAAATCTTATAACAGGGCTTGCAGTATTCAGAGAACAACTTATTATTTTCACAGATAATACAGTTAAAAAACTTACAGGCAGTACTGCTACGGGTGCAGATGCATTTTCTCTATCCTCCATTACAGATCGCATAGGCTGTGTAAATGGAGATACCATACAGGAAGTCGGGGGCGATATTATGTATCTAGCTCCAGATGGACTTAGATTACTTTCTGCTACTGACAGGATTGGTGACTTCGGACTAGATGTAGCCTCAGACCCTATAGCTAAAGATGCTAATATCTTTCTATCTAGCACCCCTATATTTAGTAGCATTGTATTAAGAGAAAAAGGTCAGTATCGTGTATTTGCATACATAGGATCAGAAAACTCTTCAGATGCTAAAGGTTTAATCGCTACTAAGAAAATAGCTCAGGGTGCGGCTGGACTAGAGTGGTCTTCTACCAAAGGGATCAAAGCTTTTGTAGCAGATAGTGTGTACAGCTTAACTAACGAAGTTATTGTGTTTGGCAATGATGATGGCTATATTTATAGAATGGATAATGCACCTAGTTTAGATGGTGCAAATATAGAAGCCATATATGAATCACCTTACATGTCCATTCAAGACCCCTTAGTTCGCAAAACCTTTTATAAGATGGCCCTTTTTCTAGACCCTAAAGGAAGTATGAACCTATCCTTAAATATTAAGTATGACTTCGGTTCTACGGATGGAAGTACACCTCAGCCTGAAACAGAGCAAATATCTAGCACAGGCTCTGCTGTTTCTTTATTTGGTGCCTCTACTTCCAAGTTTAACACAGCAAGGTTTGGCGGTGAACTAGACAAGCTATACACTACGACTTTAATAGGTTCAGGTAAAACTGTAGCCATTCGCATAGAAGACAACTCAACCAATCCGACTTTTACACTCGACACAGCTTTGTTAGAGTATAAAGCAAATGATAGACAGTAAGGACTAGACAATGGCAGGTTATACACGCACGGATACAGCAAATAATATTGCTAATGGTAACGTTATTAATGCAAATGACATAGATGCAGAGTACAACGCTGTTGAAGCGGCCTTTAATGCTTCTTCTGGTCACAAGCACGATGGTACGGCTGCAGAAGGTGCCCCTATTACTAGAGTTGGCCCAGCAGCAGACCTCATTGTAAGCGGCTCCTCTGTTTTACCTAAGACAGGAAATACCCTAGACTTAGGCTCTAATGGTGTTCAGTTTAAAGACGCTTACTTTGATGGGGTTTTGTATGCTGATTCTTCTAGACATGGTGTTAATGGTCTTACTAGTATTGCTGATAATGTTTATGCGGTATCCTCTGGTGGCTTTACTCTTGATGTTGATGGGGATATTACTCTTGATCCAACTGGTCTTGACGTTATATTAGCTACTACAGGAACTCCTTATGGTGCTTTAACTAACACCAATAATAACCTTACAATTAAGTCTGGAACAACTACAGCTATAACTCTTACAGGAGCTAATGCGGCACTAGCAGGTACGCTAGGCGTGGCAGGCAATTCCACTATAGGTGGAACGCTAGGTGTGACAGGGGCTATTACAGGTGCTTTAACTGGTAACGCTTCTACTGCATCTGCTTTATCTGCTACTCGTACAATTACTCTTGGAGGAGATTTAAACGGAACTATAAACTTCAATGGCTCTCAGGATGTATCAGTTACTGTAGGCGTGAACGATGATAGTCACAACCACACTCAAGCTAATGTAGACGGATTAGTATCGGCTCTTTCATCTATAAACAGTACAAATAGTAGCCAACAAAGTTCTATATCTAGCATAAACAGTACTCTTGGTGGTAAAGTAGCTAATACACGCAACATATCTGCAGGAGCAGGACTTGCAGGTGGAGGAAATTTAGCTGCAGATAGAACTATTTCTCATGCCGATACGTCTAGCCAAGGTTCTGTAGATAACAGCGGTCAATCTTTTATACAAGATATTACTTTAGATACTTATGGGCATATTACATCTATATCGTCAGCTACTGCATCAGGTGGTAGTAGTGGTCTTGCAGGGGATGGTACTGAAGCGGCTTCATTCACTACTCTAGAAGGTAATTTTATTCGGCGGGTAAACAACGCCGCACCTTCAATAAAAGCTGATGCTTTAAGTAATACTCAAGCTGAAACACCTTTTATGTTAGGTTCGTTTGGTAGTGGCTATTTCGTGCCAAAATCTACTGGCAGCAATGGAACAGGAATAACCTATAACAACGGCACTGGTAATTTAAAAATATTAAGTGGTAGTTTAAATGTTGCGGTGAATCAAACAGGTGGCATTTTAAGAAACGGAAATGACCATCAGATTTTCTTTATGGATGATGCACAAAGTAATGGCGGCGCAGGAAACAAAGAAATTAGATTTAAGGTTTCAGGTAATAACTTTATAAGTATGAATATTGAAGCACAAAGAGTGTACTTCAGAGTGCCAATAAAAGTAGACCAAGTAAGTAGTACAGCCATTGGTGTAGATACAACAGGAATTGTTAGGGGTGTAAGCTTTAGTTCTACTTCAGACTATAGACTTAAAGAAAACGTGGACTACACTTGGGATGCTACAACTCGTTTAAAGCAACTTAAACCAGCACGTTATAACTGGATTTCAGATGAAACTAATACTTTAGTAGATGGTTTTATTGCACATGAAGTAGGTACTGTACTACCTGATGCTGTTCATGGAGCTAAAGATGGCGAGGAGATGCAGTCATTAGATTACTCTAAGATAATCCCTCTATTAGTTAAAACTGTACAAGAGTTAGAAGCTCGTATTGTAGCCTTAGAAGCATAAGATGAATACTATAAACTTAACACCTGAAGAACTTGAGGCTATGCTAGATCGCGCAGCTATGAAAGGTGCTAACCAAGCTATACGAGAGTTAGGTCTTAATGATGACTCAGCTACAACAGACATACGAGAGATAAGGAGCTTACTAGATACGTGGAGATCTACTAGGCATAGCATATGGAATACGTTTATTAAAATAACCACTATAGCAGTATTTACCTTCATCGGGGCTGCAATCTGGATGAAATTAGGTAACTAGTAAGGACTTTACAAATGGCTAAAAACTTCGGTGGATTTACACCAGAACAGATGGGCAAGATCATACCTGAAATGCAAGGGATGCAAACGGATGAGCAAAGCTTATTCTTGCAATCAAATCCTGGTGCGGCCTCCCGTGTGGGTAAAATGTCTATGCTGGCTCAGAAGAGAGTTACTATGTCTAAAGGCGGCTACATGGGCAGGGGCTATGTAGACGGCGGTGACGTAGCAGTAGATCCTAATATTACTGCAAATCAAACAAATTTAAATGCAGCGCAGCAACAGTTGTCAAATAACCAACTTGCTTTAAAAGTAGCTACAGATAACCTAGCTAAAGACCCATCAAATGTTACGTATCAAAATGCAATACCCACAGCACAATCTGCAGTAGCCAGTGCTGAAGCAGGAGTAGCTAGTGCAACCTCTATGCTTGCTACTATAGGTATAGACTCAGCTACTGAAGCAAAAACAAAAGTAGCTAGTGATCCCGGCAGTATGGTTTCAAAATCTGATACTTCTACAGTTACAGACCTTGAGAAGAAAGATGGTAAGATTGATGCAACTACTGCAAAAGCAGACGCAGGTAGTGCAACACAGTCTACTTTAGTTAACGCTACTATTCAAGATGACATGGCTGTTCCTGATGTAGC